TCGACCAGTTTATCCCCAAAAACAGCCGTAAAGGTCGTACAAGGCCCTTGTATGGGCCAACCAGCCCAAGAGCTAAACTAATGGCAGATAAAGTAAGGCTAAGTAAAACTGGGGCAACTAGGCCACGCTTAGAAAACACGCCGCTTAAAGGTGTAACCAGAGGTACCGAGGTAGCACAGCTGGCAGAGGATATAGGCCTACCTTTATTACCATTTCAGCGCTACGTGCTTAACGATATGCTGACGATCGATAAGAATAAACAATTCCGGAGACGCACAAATTTGCTCCTGTGTGCCAGGCAAAATGGTAAAAGTCATTTAGCCCGGATGCGTATCCTAGGCGGCTTGTTTTTGTTTAATGAGCGTAATCACGTGATTATTTCTAGTGCTAGAGCTATGGCCCTTACTACCTTTAGGGAAGTAGTCGATGCTATCGAGTCGGCCCCTATGTTATCTAAACAATTAAAGCAGGTGCGCTTTACCAACGGGGCCGAGGCCATTATCTTAAAAAATGGCGCTAGGCTGGATGTCAAAGCAGCTAATAGGTCTAGTAGCCGAGGCGCTACGGCAGATTTTCTATTTATCGATGAGTTACGGGAAGTGGACGAGTTAGCCTACGCCGCCGCTATGCCAATCACCAGAGCGCGCCCTAATAGTCAGAGCCTTTTATGTAGCAATAGTGGAGATGCCTTTAGTACAGTTTTGAACGATTTACGGGAGCGCTGTTTAAGCCATCCGCCGGAGTCGATGGGCTATTACGAGTACAGCGCCCCACAGTTTGCCGCCTTAACGGATCGTAAAGCCTGGGCTATGGCTAACCCGGCCTTAAATATTTTAATCACGGAAGAAGCGATAGCCGAGGCCCTCACTACACAAAGCACCGAGCAATTTCGTACCGAGACTTTATGCCAATGGATAGACAGCCTGCAAAGCCCTTGGCCTCACGGTAGCGTTGAAGATGCCAGCGATAACAGCTTAAAAATGGCCCCTGGGCCTTTAACTGTCTTTGCCTTTGACGTTAGCCCTAGCAGGCGCGATGCCAGCTTAGTTATGGGCCAGATATTGCCAGATGGCAAGATAGGCGTAGCGGTACTAGAGACCTATAGCTCACAGGTAGCAGTAGATGAAATCGCTATAGCGGCTAGTGTGAAAAAATGGTGTGATCTCTATTTTCCGAGGCTTGTCGGGTATGACAAGTACACTACCGCCTCTATTGCCCAACGTTTACAGATGGCAGGGGTTCAAACGCGCGATATATCGGGCCAGGCGTTTTATGTTGCCTGTTCGGACTTTCACGATAATTTAGTTAATAATCGACTCCGCCATAGTGGGCAACCTGAGCTAGTACAACAGATGCAGAATTGCGCCGCTAAAATTACTAGCGATGCGTGGCGCATAGTCCGGCGTAAGTCAGCTGGCCCGGTAGATATACCTATCGGCTTAGCTATGGTTATCCACGTGCTATCCCAACCTGTCTCTGAGGCTAAAGTATACAGTTAGACACGCCGAAGGCTGTGCATAACCTTTAGCCTGTGCATAACCTATAATGCGCCCTATGGGTCTATTACAAACTTTAGGCATAACTAAAAAAGATGTAACCGCCCAACTAGCCCCTGCCTTAATGAACCAGGGCTATAACGCTGGGGTATTTAGTTACGGTGGCTTATATGGTAGCTCTACCGGTGCGCCGTTTATGGATCGTTATATAGCTTTACAAGTACCCAGCGTTGCACGGTGTCGCAATTTAATTGCCGGTGTAATCTCTAGTATAGATTTAGAGTTATACAAAAAATCTACGGGTGCAGAATTAGAAAGTCCGTTATGGCTAGAGCAACCAGATATACGCCAACCCCGTAGCGTTACTATTGCTTACACAGTAGATAGCCTTTTATTTTATGGTGTTGCTTATTGGCGCGTAACGGCACTTTATTACGATGGATATCCGGCAGGTTTTGAGTGGGTAGCTAATACACGTGTAACGGTTCAAACTAATAAAGATGGCACCGAGGTACAGAGTTACAGCGTTAATGGTGTTGTAACGCCTATGAGTGGTATCGGTAGCCTTGTCACTTTCCAGAGCCTTTTACCCGGCGTATTAGAAACCGGAGCAAGAACAATACAGAGCGCGATAGATGTACAAAAAGCGGCAAGTGTTGCAGCGGCTACACCTATGGCTACGGGTTTTATTAAAAATAGCGGTGCAGATTTACCAGAGGCACAAGTAAGCGGCATCCTTGCAGCGTGGAAAGCAGCTAGAGCCTCACGATCAACGGCTTATTTAACCAGTACTTTAGATTATCAAACCGTAGGCTTTAGCCCTAAAGATATGCTCTACACAGAGGCTAGCCAATACTTATCTACAGAAATAAGCCGTTTAATGAACGTGCCAAGTTATTTAATTAGCGCGGATATGAATAACTCGATGACGTATCAAAATATATTAGACGGGCGTAAAGAATTTGTAGCCTATTCGTTGCAGCCATTTATTAGCGCAATAGAAAACCGTTTATCTATGGATGATTTAACCAGGCACGGCAACGTTGTGCGCTTTGCAATAGATGAAACCTTTTTACGAGCTGATACTAAGGCACGGCTAGAAGCAATAGAAAAAATGTTATCTCTAGGTCTTATTGATTTAGAGCAAGCGCAAGCTATGGAGCAGTTAAGCCCTATGGGCCTTAATGAAGGGGCAAGTAATGATCTTAACATTTAGCGGAGTAGTACAAGCTGTAGATAGTGGGGAGCGCCGGGTCATTGCCGGGAAGATAGCGCCCTATAATGAAATTGGTAACACAAGCGCTGGTAAGGTTATGTTTGCTACTAATTCAATTACTGCAGCTAATCCTAATAAAATTAAGCTTTTAATGTCACACGATAATAGTAAGCCCGTAGGCCGTATGATTAGTATGAACACCGCCGAAGATGGTTTATACGCTAGCTTTAAGATTAGCTCTAGCACACGCGGTAACGATGCAATTTTATTAGCTCAGGAGCAGTTACTCGATGGCCTATCCGTTGGGGTGGAAGTAACCGCCTCAGAGCCAAGAGATAACTACCTGCTTGTCACGGCAGCTGTTTTACGTGAAACGAGCCTGGTCGAGTCAGCGGCCTTTGTTTCGGCTGCCGTGCAAAGTATTGCTGCTAGTGAAAACGAAACAGTAGAAGAAAACCCAACAACCCAACCCGAAAGTGAGGCCGCTGTGATAACAGCCCCCGAAAATCCAACCGAGGATAGTGCCGAGGCTGCACCTGTTGTAGAAGCAGCCCGTGCCATTATCCGATCCAACCCGTTAGACAGCCAACGAGTACGTACGCCTATTATTTCTATGGGCGCATATACAGAGCACAAAGTTAAGGCAGCTCTTGGTAGCGATGAATCTAAACTATACATAACTGCAGCCGATGATACTTTTGCAAATAATAGTGCATTTAATCCAACACAGTACCTAAGTGAATTTATTACAAACACACGTTTTCCACGTAGCGCAATAGATGCTTGTAGTCGCGGAGTATTGCCAGCTACAGGTACTACAATTAACGTACCTTCACTTGTAGATTCTAATGGCGGCCTAAACGGCGTTGCACCTACTGTAACTGTAGAGGCAGAAGCTGGCGCAGTATCTGCTACAGGTATGGTTACAGAGTACTTAACTGGAACTGTCAATAAATACTCAGGTATGAATACGCTCAGCGTAGAATTATTAGAGCGCACAAACGATCCTAATTTTTACAATGAGCTAACAAACCAACTACAAATTGCATATATGAACGCAACCGATGCCGCTGTAATTTCTGCAATAAACGCTACAGGCTTTACTAGCACAGGCGTTGCAGCTACGGCAGCTGGGTTAATTTCTTATACTGCAGAAAGCACAGCCAACGTTTACAAAAACAGCGGTTACTTTGCACAAAACTTTGTAGGCTCTACTGGCATTTACAACTTGCTTTTAGGAGCTGTAGATACAACAGGCCGCCCAATCTTCAACGCTTACCAACCAAATCCATCTGCACTAGCTAACGCTGCCGGTATGGTTAGTAACAATTCTGTACGCGGTAATATGCTTGGCTTGGATTTGTACGTAGATCGGTTTATGACCACTGGCGTAGTAGATAACTCAGCCTTTATTTTAGCGCCAGAGGCATTTACAGTTTATGAAAGCCCACAGGCTTATATGAGCGTAAACGTAGTATCTAATCTTCAAATTCAAATTGCTATTTATGGTTTTATGGCCACGATTAGCAAGATTCCAAACGGTATTTGCCGTCTGAATATCGCTTAAATATCTAATAGTGGGTAGGGCATTTGTAGCCCTTTGCCCTACCCACCCAACGTAAGGAGTACCCAGATGCCAGCTACATACGTAACCGCAGCTACATTAAAAGCTAGCCTTGGCGTGGGTACTCTTTACGATTCTTACACCTGGATAGAGGACACGTGCCAAGCGGCCCAAGATTTAATAAATGGGTTTCTATGGTTTGATGCCGCACCCGTTGTAGGTACTGCTTTAGTTTCTAACGTGGCTACCGTGATGGTTGCCAACCCTGGCATTTTTACTACGGGCCAATCCGTAACTATTGCCGGGGCTGGTTCCACCTTTAACGGCACTTACACTATTACGGCAACAATTCCATTTAGCACAGGCACCGCCAATATCTTGCCAGCGTTTAATATGCAGCTCAATTACTGGCAGTTTCCACAAGGCTATAGCTTTATCCAATATGCCAAAACTGCAAGCGATCAAAACTTTAGGCGCGTACTACCATACGGCACAGCTACAGGCGATGATACAAAAACGGCTAGCTACGCCAATACCCCAGCTATCAATGCTGCAGCTTTAATGTTGGCGGAAAATATCTGGACTTCACGATTTAGTACACAAAACGGCGGCACTAGCGTAGATGGTTATAGCCCTTCACCCTTCAAAATGTCTAACACACTTTTGGCATCAATCAGAGGCCTTTTAGCAAATTGGCTAAATCCTTCGGCTATGGTCGGCTAATGCCAGTACCTATAACTACGCTACGTACAACGATAGCCACAGCTCTAACTAGCGCGGCGTGGAGCACCTTTGCCTACCCACCTAGCAACCTATTAGCTAATAGCGTGATAGTGGCCCCGGCTGATCCGTATTTAACGCCTAGCAATAATTCTTACGCCACTATTGCCCCGTTGGCTAACTTCAAAATTATTATGACCGTGCCAATGTTTGATAATGAAGGCAACCTAACAGGCATAGAAAATACAATAGTAGCCGTGTTTAATTTATTAGCTGCTAGCTCTATTGTTTTTAACGTTACTGCAATATCTGCCCCTAGCGTTTTAAGTGTTGCCAGCGGTGACTTACTAACGGCAGACCTACAAATAAGCGTACTAACTAGCTGGACATAGGAGACAAAATGGCACTTACAGAGGAAGATAAAGCATTTTTAATTAAGGTAGGCCAAGATGTGCCTGCCGAGGTTAAAGAAACGAAAGTAACTAAACAAACAACTACAGAAAACGAGGCGTAAGCGATGGCTATATTTTTATCTAATGGGGTAGTGGTCACGCTTAACAGCGTAGATTTGAGTGATCACGTAACGAGCGCAACAATAAATAGAAGTTTTGAGGAACTTTCTGTAACGGCTATGGGGGATTCCGCCGTGAAGGTTGTAAAAGGCCTAGAGGCAAGCACCATAACTTTAGACTTTCTAAACGATAACCTTGCCAGCGGTGCAGGTTCGGTACGTGCGACCTTGCAAGCTGCTTGGGGTACTACTGTACCTATTACCTTAAAACAAACAAGTGCTGTGGTTTCAGCTACTAATCCAGAATATCAAACCACCATAATTGTAAACAACACTACCGATATAAATGGTAGCCCAAGCGATATAAGTAGCCAATCGCTTACCTTTACCTGCAACAGCGTTATTGTTGTAGATACAACTGCATAACCAACAAACAAAGGGGCTAGCACAATGGTTAAACTAAAGATAACAAGGGCTGACGGATCGGTATCTGAGCACCAGATAACGCCGCGTATCCAATGGGCCTTTGAGCTATACGCTAAAAAAGGATTTCATAAATCTTTTAGAGATGATGAAATGCAGACCTCGGTTTTTTGGTTGGCTTGGGAGTGTTTAAGAACTAGCGGTGAAGTGGTAAAACCTTTTGGCGCTGAATTTTTAGATAGTTTAGTAAAGGTGGATGTGCTAGAGGATGACCCTTTGGAGTAGTGGGGCGTGATTCTTTCGGTTATCAGATATGCCAGATAGCCGTAGAAACCGGGATAGCGCCCCAGTACCTCTTAGATTTAGATAGCGCAATGTTTGCCAATTTAATAAAGGTACTAAACGATAGAAGTAAGGAGATGCAAGATGCCAACAGAAATAAAAGGCGCTCTTGAACTCCGCAAAGCCTTAAAAGAATATACGCCGGATTTAGCTAAAGAAACTCAAAAAGAATTCGGCATTTTGTTAAAACCTATAACAGTTAAGGCTAGGGGTTTCATTAAAAGCCCTTTATCTAATTGGGCTAAACCAGAAACGACTAACCAAAGATTTCCACGCTTTAACACTAGGGCGGCCATTTTAGGTATAGGTTACAAAACCACCCCATCCAGGCCCAATACCCAAGGTTTTAGAGCTTTAGCTCGTATCGTTAATGCAAGCGCCGCTGGGGCTATCTATGAAACTGCAGGGCGTGTTAATTTTGATGGCCGGGAGCAAGCAGGTTTAGTACCTATTGTTCGTCCGGGAGCCAACTATGGCAAAATGATACGCAGCCCGGATAAAGGCCAAGGCGCTAGCAGTAACCCCGGTGCAGGTAAACAGTTTGTAAAAATGATTAACGCTAGAGGTGGGGCTATTGTTGATGCAAATAACCAGACAGGGGCCGGGCGTAGATCGCGGAAAATGAAAGGCCGAGCCATATTTAGAGCTTGGAAAGAGGACGGCGGCAAGACTAACGCAGCTGTACTTAAAGCTATTGAAACCTCTGGCATAAAATTTAATGAAGCTGTGAAGGTAAAATAATGGCTGTTGATCCATCCGTAGTAATAAATATAGCTACCCAATTCACGGGTAAAAAAGCCTTTAAGCAAGCTGATACAGCTACCCAAAAACTTACTAAAAGTGTTAAAAACTTAGCTGGTAGTTTTGGTATTGCTTTTGGAACTGCCGCCGTAGTTCAATTTGGTAAAGCTGCAGTTAAGGCTTTTTCAGAGGATGAAAAATCTGCAGTACGTTTAACTAGAGCTGTAACTAACCTGGGTATTAGCTTTGCTAACCCCGGCATTACTAAATTTATAGCGGAGATGGAAAGGTCATCCGCTATTGCCGATGACGTTTTAAGGCCGAGTTTTCAATCCTTATTGACTACTACAGGATCACTTACCAAGTCTCAAACATTATTAAACGATGCCATAACAATTAGCCGAGGCTCAGGCATAGATTTAGCAACTGTTACGGATGATTTAAGTAAGGCCTATACAGGACAGACTAGAGGCCTTGTAAAATACAATACAGGTTTAACTAAAGCAGAGTTACAAACAAAAAGTTTTAACGACATATTAGCCGTTTTACTTAAACAATCGGCAGGGGCAGCCCAGGATTATCTAGGAACTACGGCTTTTAAGATGGATTCTTTATCTATAGCTACTGGCAACGCCGCCGAAATTATAGGCGGTGGTCTAGTAGATGCCTTTGCAGCCATTGCAGGGGGTACAGAGGCTACCGATGCTGCAAAGTCTATAGAAACTATAGCCAAGGCCTTTAATAAAGTAACTTTAGGCGTGGGTACCGCTATAGGCGGTGCTACCAATTTCTTTACACTTCTAAAGAATTTACCTAAAAATATATTCGGTGGTTTTGCTGGGTCGGCCTTGGGGGTAACGCCTGTAACGCCTAAAACTACAAAGGCAATGACTTCAAAAGAAAAGCAAGCAAAGCTACTAGCCGATTTAGAAAAGGCCTCAATAAAACGCAATAAAGAATTAGCCGCGCTAATTACCCTACAAGCTAAAAAAGCCCAGGATGCACTTAAAGCCAAGAAAGACCAGGCCGCTTTAGACAAAGCCGGGCTAGCCTTATTAAAAGGTGCTGATGTTTTCGATATGGATAAAATATCGGTACAAGCTGCTTTACTAGCTAAGGGCCAAGAGCTTAATAAACTAGGCGCTACAGGCTCAGAAACCCAGCGCCTACAAATTGCCAACGACTTAGTGCGTTTAACAATTAAGCAGGATATGTTTGCCCTAGAAGATGCCATAGCTGCTAAAGACGTTGCAGGATCAACAGCCCTAGCAGAAAAACTTAATAAAGATTTAATGATTTTAGGGGTGCTAGGCGGTCAAAATGTTAAACTGCTTGAAATTAACAAAATCTTAGAATCCTTTAAGCCTGTTGATTTAATCAATTTACAAAACCTTAAAGATGCCCTAGCCCTTTTAGCTGCTATTACTGGTACGCAAGTTAGCCCCAAGGCACCCAGCCCCAAGGCACCTAAGACAAGTTACGTGCCGCCTAGTGCTGCAACGGTGTTAGACATTTTAGGCCAGAGCAGTAATGTAAGGATGCCTAGCCCACAGGATAGGGCCGCAATTTTAGGCCAAGATGATATTTACACCCCACCCAATGCGGCTCAAAGAGGCGGCATATTCGGCACTACGCCAACGCCTAACATAACTATTAGCGCCGGGGTCATTGCTAGCCCAGATGAGTTTGCAGCTATTGTACAAAAGGCAGTACAAAACGCTAACAGGTTCGGCAATAACTTAGACTTTGCTGGGGCTATACGATGACCTTGCCCGTAGTAAATGCGGTTATTAACTTTAGTACTGGCCCGGCTTTTGCCCAAGCAATGATTTTAGATACTGGGTTACTAGATACTAACATTTTAGCCGATGCTGTTTCGGTTATTGTCGATGTCTCTAACCAAGTGGATTACATAACTACTAAACGAGGCCGACAAGCTGAGGCAGATCAATTTCAAACAGGCACTTTAACTATGCGGATCGTGGACCAAAACGGGGACTTCAACAGCCAAAACGTAAATAGCCCCTACTATTCTTTGTTAAGCCCAATGCGTAAAGTAGCTATAACTGCTACCTATGCCTCTGTTACCTATCCTGTCTTTAGTGGGTTCATTACGAGCTATACAACTACTACCCCACAAAATGCTACCGATGTAGTTTATACAACTATTACGGCTGTAGATGCTTTTAGGTTAGCTCAAAACGCACAGATTTCTACGGTGCCTGGAACCAGCGCCGGACAATTAAGCGGTGCCAGGATCAATAACTTGTTGGATGTTATAGATTGGCCTGCCTCTATGCGCGATATAGATGCCGGGCTAACTACTATGCAGGCAGACCCAGGCACGGCAAGGACAGCCCTAGCAGCTATGCAAACGGTAGAGACAAGTGAGTACGGGGCGCTCTATGTAGATGCCTCTGGCAGCTTTGTTTTTCAAGATCGCACAGTTACAGCTGGTTCGGTATCGGCCACGCCTGTAGTTTTTAATGATAACGGCACAGATATTTCATATAGCAACGTTTTTTGGGTTCTAAACGATGTCTTAGTGTACAACGAGGCCAACATAACGCGCACGGGCGGTAGCGTACAAACTGCTACTAATCAGGCAAGCATAGATAAATACTTCTTACATAGTTATAACCAACAAAACCTACTAATGGAAACCGATGCCGTAGCCTTGCAATATGCCCAAGCCTACGTTGCAAGCCGAGCAGAAACTAGCGTAAGAGTGGATGCCGTTTTACTAGACCTCTATACAGATAATTATAATTTAGGCATCATTGCAGCTTTAAGCCTAGATTATTTTGACCCTATAACCATTACTACTACGCAACCGGGTAGCTCGACTCTTACGAAAACTTTGCAGATATTCGGCGTGGCTATGAGTATTAGCCCTAACCAATGGAAGGTAACATTTACGACATTAGAGCCTATTATCGATGGGTTCATTTTGGATTATTCAGAGCTTGATACAGGCGTTTTAAGCTACTAAAGGAGATAAGATGAGTAAGCAGGTATTTACTGTAGGCCAGGTATTGACGGCGGCACAAATGACCACGTTACAGGCCAACGACTATAACCAGACCGTAAGCGCAAAGGTCGCTAGCTACGTTTTAGTAGCCGCCGATGCTGGTACTCGTATAACGATGAGCAACGCTACCGCCAATACGGTAACAGTTAATACAGCTCTATTTACTGCAGGCGATACTTTGACCATTACTAATATAGGCGCTGGGGTATGCACTATTACGGCAGGCACAGCTACGGTTTCTACGGGTGGATCACTAGCTCTAAACCAATACGATAGCGGCACCTTGTATTTTACGAGCACGGGCGTATCTATATGGAATGGTGCTAACCCCGGAGATATAACAGGGGTCACGGCTGGTACAGGTATCTCAGGCGGTGGTAGTTCTGGAACCGTAACGGTATCCATTGACACAGCCGTTACAGCCGATTTAACAACGGCGCAGACTCTAACAACAAAGACACTTACAGCACCCAAAATCAACCTAGCCTTCAACGCACAAACAGGAACGACTTACACCCTTGTTGCAGCAGACTCTGGGAAACTTGTGACCTCATCCAATGCCTCAGCCATTGTCATAACAATTCCACCATCAGTTTTTGCAGCAGGTGAACAGATCAATGTGCAATCAATAGGCGTTGGCCTCACAAGTTTTGTTGCAGGTGTTGGTGTAACCATTACATCAACGGGTGCCTCAGCAGTCGCGCCAATTCTGCGTGTGCGTTATTCAGCCTGCACAATTATCTGCACGGCTGCAAATGTATTTACCGTAATTGGCGACCTGTCCTAATGCCAATTTTAGGAATTATCGCCAGCGCCGCAAAGTTAATCAAAACACTTGGCACTTGGACTTCCAGAACGCTCCCGTCTAGCAATAACTGGACTGGAATTAGTTACGGAAACAACATTTATATTGGAGTACTTGAACCATCTACAACCACGCTTTATTCTACAAATGGAACAACTTGGTCAACGGGAACAATTACAAGCGCGACATCGTGGTCGGCTTCGGCTTACGGTAATGGCATTTTTGTTGCGGTCAATAACGCAGGAACGGGCGCGACATCTACTAACGGAACCTCTTGGACGGCTCGAAGTATTGCTGGCGCTGGAGTTTGGGTTTCAATTACTTATGCTGGAAGTCAATTTGTAGTCGTTGGTTACGCTGGCACTATTGCTTCAACATCGCCAGACGGAATCACTTGGACACAAAGAACACTATCAACAAGCCTTAATTGGATTCTTGTAACAGGTGGCGGCGGAAATTATGTTGCTATTCCAAACAATGCTTCAAATACTACTTGTTCACAATCATCAAATGGAAGCACTTGGACATCTCGTACACTTCCGACATCTGGCGGTTGGCAGACGCTTGCTTATTCAAATGGACTTTTCCACGCCGCTTGTTACGCTTCCACAACTGCCGCAACCTCATCAGATGGGATTACTTGGACGGCAAGAACAATGCCATCGGCGGCTCAATGGTATTGGTCAATTAATGGAGCCACAGATTTATTTATGATTCTTACACGCTCCGCTAGTGCTTATTCATCGCCAGACGGAATCACTTGGACAGCCCGAACCGTACCTGCTGGAACTTACAATAATGGTATTTTTGGGAACAACTTATTTGTCGCCATACAAAATAGCGCAACGGGCGCTTCGGCAACTTGGTCATGAGGAGATAAAATGCGATACGAAGTCAATCCAGAAACATACGCCATCAATATCTACAATGATGGAGATAGCGTTCCATTTCAATTCCAGCCCGATTATCCTAATGGCGATAAATTTGATTCGGTAGAGGAAGCAAGTCAATGGGCGGAATTATCTATCGCCGCACATTCGGAAGAATGTCTTATTCACGCGCCAAACGGTAAAGGATTACAAGGTGAGGCAAAACTTACATCCGAACAATTAGCAGAAATGAAAGCAAGTCGCAGGTAATGTCATCGCCTGAGGGAACGGCTGCCCGAATGATTGAGGTGGCAATGGCTGAGATTGGCTATGTAGAAGGGCCAAAAGATAATGAGACAAAGTACGGTGAGGCAATGAAGGCTAATTATTTGCCTTGGTGCGGATCGTATATTTTATGGTGCGCCAAAAAGGCAGGGGTAGATATTCCTAATGTTATCTCTACCATTGCAGGGGCCAACGCGTTTAAGGCTAAAGGTCAATGGTTTATTACGCCCAAGGTAGGAGATTTAGCATTTTTTGATTTTGTTAAAGATGATAAAACCGTAATACAACACATAGGTTTAGTAGTAAAAGCAGGTGAACATAGCATCTTATCTTGTGAAGGTAATTCAAACAATGACGCCAAAAAAAGCCAATCAAACGGCGGTGAAGTTTGTTTGAAAACACGCAAGATAGGGCCTAACAGTTTTGCCGTAGGTTTCGGCAGACCTCAATATAAGGAGATAAAATGAATAAAGACAAACTGCTTAAAGCTGGTATGTCATATTTAAGAGCCTCACTTGCAGGGGTAGCAGCTATTTATATGTCCGGGATAACCGATCCGAAAGTATTAGCTAATGCTTTTATTGCCGGACTTCTTGGGCCAATTTTGAAACTAGCCGATAAGGGGGCCAAATAATGGGGCCAGTACATTTCCAAGTTACTAATAACTCAGGCTATGAGTTAACAATCCGCAATAACCCACTAGGCACAATAGGGGAAGTAGCTAACGGGCAAAGCTGGGGTTATGATTTCGATGCCTCTATTCAACACAACACTAACCAGATGGTGTTTTCAGATGGCACAGGAACGGTGTGCTCAGGTTCGGTAGCCTGGTCAGATGGTGGCTCAGGGGCCGATGATGGATGGATGCAACCCGTTTTATTCAAGCTAGATGGCAATATGAACGGTGTCGGCTTTGAAGGCGTAGGTGAAGGCTGGATAGAATTACAGCCGTATAACCTTATGTCTGGCGGCGGTACCGTAACCGTTACCTACACAAAGATTTAATGATGACGGCCCAGGCGTGGATAGCTATGTCCGTAGGTATTATGGCTATCCTGTCTGGGCTATACGGTATGACACGGTTTATAGTTAAATCTATTATGGCTGAGATAGGCCCCAAGGCCAACGGATCAAGTATTAAAGAGCAGGTGAACCGTATAGAGGCCAGGCTCGATTATGTCTATAACGTACTTATAAGCAACGAGCTAAAAAAGTAAGCCCAGCGTGTCGGGTTGAATAATGTCGGTGGGTAGGTTCATACTTTGACTACAACGCCGAGGGGCTACTCGGATAGGTAGCTTGTCGGCCTTAACAAAGGGCGATAAATGAACGGTTTAGATATATTGATAGGCTTTATAGCGTGCGCTATTGGCTTTTTATTTATGGTATCTGGTTATGCCATAGGCTTTAGAAAAGGCCGTGAAGAGGGCTACACAGCTGGTTATATGCGTGGGCGCAATGTTGATCGTGCAGAGACTAGGTCAAAATGAGTAACTTCCTAGATAACTACGAGCTTGCTAATGACACGATTAAGCGGTTTTGGGCTGAGTTTCCAGCCGGGCGTATTGTGCCCATTATTGAAGATATTAACCTCACGGCTGGGTATGTTTTATTTAGGGTTGAAGTCTATAAAGAGTTTGAAGATTTTAACCCTAGCGCTGTAAGTCACGCCTACGGCAATGTCAATTACTACCCTACAACTATGAAGCGTTGGTTTATTGAAGATACAGAAACTTCAGCTATAGCTAGGGCCATAAAGCTACTTACCCCAAGTGCCGAGCGCCCCAGCCGTGAAGATATGCAGAAGGTAGAGGAGTCCAAGCCCAATGATGTACAAGACTTTTGGGCTACAAACCCTGCAGCTAGTGCCATACCGACCCTTGCACAGGCTGTAGAAACCCTTGCTACCACTATGGGCGCACAAGTAGGGGCTGGTAAGCCTACCTGTAATCACGGGCCTAGAGTCTGGAAAACAGGCCATAAAGACGGTAGAGCTTGGGGTAACTATGGGTGCACAGAAAAAAACCGCGCTAACCAATGTGAGCCAAGCTGGTATGTACTTGGCACCGATGGACAATGGCGGCCCCAAGAGGCCAAGGTGGCTAAATGAGCGCCTTTATGGAGTTAATAGACCTATCTACAATGATGGGCCGACTTGTTAGGGATGGCAAGGTAGTACATACCTACAAAATGGAGACGTGCGATAAATGCCAAAAGATTAGGGCACTTGATCCAATGGGTTTTGATAAAGAGGGCACTATCTGGCAATGCCGGGAGTGCCGATATGATTAGGGTAATGCTCAACACTTCCCAGGTGCTTATAAGTGGGACGGTTGGCATAGAAAGAGCACAGAGCTATAAATCCCAATATGAAGGCAAGACCCAGAAAATCAATTATAACCAACAGCGCAAAGGTGAGGATTTTAAGCTCTTTGCACAGAGGCAGATAGACGGGGTAGGGGCTGAGTGCGCTATAGCTGCATATTTAGGCTTTATAGATTACGTGCCACAAAACGGCACATATAAAGACAAGGCAGATGTAGGCGATAATATCGAGGTTAAACACACCTACTACGATAATGGCGCTTTGCTTATTAGGCCCGGTGATCGTGACGAGGATGTCGCTATCTTGGCAATAGGGCGATGCCCGACCTACTACATAGCCGGATGGATGTATGTAAAAGAGTGTAAAAACCCTATGTATATAGATAGCCGTATGGATGGCGGTTGCTGGGTAGTTAAAAAACCTGATTTAAGGCCTATGGCTAGTTTAGGGATGATAGGGCTAAAAGCCTACGAGTTAGTATCTGTTGATGAGTGAGCCGATACGCTTTGCCTGCCGTATGTGTTCAAAGGTGACTAACCAGCTAGAGCGCATAGTGACCGATAACCTGCCGCCTAACGTGAAGGTGTTGCAATGCACTTTTTGTAGCACAATGAGCGTGTGCCTTATGGATAGTGCCGATGCTTGAACGTTGTCCACAGGGGTTAAACACAGCCCTTGTTGATAACTTGACACGCCGAGGTCAATCCTTGACAGATAGAGCTTTATCGTTGTTATACTTAAAGCAGTATTTACTGCAGTTAAAGCAGTTTGTAAAACTACAAAGATTAAAAAATCTTGTAACTGCAGTTAAAAACGGGATAGCTCTGTCAATAGTGATTTTAACTATAAATCAGCCAATAAGCGCAATGGCTTATGATCCATCTATAGAGTCTTATAAGCTTTATGCTCATATGATGTTAGGTAATGACAAGCAATATCAGTGCCTGGTACGTCTTTGGGAAGTCGAGTCACATTGGAATTACAGAGCCAATAACCCTAAGAGCACAGCCTTTGGCATACCTCAGTTGCTTAATATGACAAGCACTAATCCATATAGGCAGATAGAGTTAGGCTATACCTACATAAAGAAACGCTACAATGGGAGCAGCTGTAAGGCAGAGGCCTTTCAAAAACGCTTTGGATACTATTAAATGTCAAGACATAAAGAGCCTAGAGATAACCGTAAGTATAAGAAGCGCAGGTTAGCGGTGCTCAACGCTGCAGGCTGGCAATGTTATTATTGCGGTAATGAGGCTAGCCAGGCAGACCACGTTATCCCTATAGCTGAAGGTGGCGATCCTATGAGTTTGTCTAACCTTGTAGCAGCGTGTAAAACTTGCAACCTACGTAAAGGCAAGAAGTCACAGGGCCTTTTTTTAGCCACATTGGACAC